TTGTTTGAGGCCGTGTAATGTGGCGTGGTTGATTATTCCTTTTTCCAACTCTGCTATGGTCACGGTAATCATCCCCGCATCCGTGACTATGCTCAATGAACCTGCTTCGATGTCGATGGTTGTTTGAATTGCTCTATTGTTAGCTGCCATGGTTTTTGTCTCCCATTTGATTTTTGGTACTTCGATTGCGCAATATGCGCCTGTTACATTTTTTCAATAATCCCTACTACTACATATGCGAGTGAAATAACCACCCCTACTATCCAGCCATTCATACCCGCACCTGCATTGATTTCATTCTCCCTGTACTCATATCCCGACCGATTAGCGTAGCCTTTTTTGCGCCATTCATCTGCAATCTAAACAATCTCCCCGACCATCTACAACAGAATCCTTCGTTGGTTGTGGTGATTATCTCAGCTACTATATCACCTATTTTTATAATGTGCGTCATGTTTGCCATTGCTATTGCCTCCCTATTGTTTGATTAATGGTTTATACAATCAAATAGATGAAGTTCTAATTTCCCCAAACGAGCGTTAAAGTCATCTTTTGTCCTGGACGTTACACAAGTAATATAAAGTTCTCTATATGAGGCTTCTTTTGATCGGTCGTGTATAGGGCAGTCAATAAAAAGCTCTCTCAACAATTCTTTTGCTTCTCGCATTGTAGAATAAGTATTAAGTAATCTTACTGTATTTAATTCCTGATATATATTGCTAATTTCCATGTCCGGTGTCCCCCGTTTGATTGGTTGGTGTTTTGCGGAATAATCAAGCTCTTGTTGTGCGTGTTGTTTGCCAATCTCTATTATTTGTTGTGCAACTAACAAATTAGGGCATAAATGAGCTATTAACATTGCATCCCCGGTTGCGTCGCTTCCCTCAATGACCGAATACACATAGTTCTCATAAGCCAAGCCGATTTCGTCCCCGTATTTTTCCGTCATTCTATTATATGTATGTCCCATTTTCTCGTCTCCCATTAGTTGGTTTGTTGTGCCCTTGAAAAAAGGCGTTTTTATTTATCGTATCATTTTTCCCACCCCCCGTCAATAGCTAATTGTATTTATTTTGCATCCTACATCTTTTTTATTCCCTGCCCTACCTCAAAAACCGCATACCCCAAAATTGCACCAAAATCCCCTCTCTATTCAATTTCCGCCCTCCCCTATACCAACACACGCCCAGCTCTCTAATCGTTCAATGTCGGGTATTTAATCATCCGCTTAACATTGAAAACATCAATTTCCGGCACTCCGATTGCGTAATACCTCAATCCCACCAGTGCGGTGAAAGGGTAAAGCTCCCAATTTCCGAATAATTCCGACCAGTTCCGCTCAATTCCCTCGTGGCTATAGTTTCCTATGCATATGCCTATGTGTGAGTAGGTGGGGCAATCGGCCTATGTAGTACCCTATGTGTAACCCGAATGGCTGAGGGGATTTCTCATCCCCCTACCTCCTCTCTCCTCCCCCTAATATGTTATCCCCCCCTAACTCTATTAGTCCCCTCTCTCTCTTGTAATGAAAAAAAAAAAAATAAGGATCAACTAACATTTTAAGCTTACACGTACGGGGGATTGCTCCATTGTGAGAAAGAGCACATAGGGGGGTGGGATTGCCTGCCAGCCACACGGGGCAACTCATAGCTCTCCTATAGCATACCTCATACCCACCAGCCCCCGCATATCTACCTAGCTCGGAAATCCGCCGGGGTGGCAATCCCGCCATACTCGCCCGGTCTACTCATACGTCCCTAGCCTCCGCACTGCCCCGCCTCCTATGCACCGCCACTCTCAGCATACTCTAAAGTTGTTAGGCGATAACCATTCCTATCTAAACCATCCCCGTGTTAGGAAGCTACCACCGCGTGACAATCTGCTGGACCGGGGGGAGGGGAGGGCCGAGAGCGAGTGGGGGATTGGCCCAGGAGACCCCCGCATCTACACCACCACCTGCACAGTTATCCCCCGGAATAATAGATTCCAGTTTAGCTAATGTTGTGGGAATTGGGTGTTTTACCCGTTCGCCGCACTGGAATGGGAAGCAGACTATGGAAAATTCCAGCAATCCCGGTATAATTATCCGGGGGGATTACGGAGGAATAATCCAGACGGGAATTCCGAAAGAAAAGGGTTGACAGCCGCGCCTCCATACTATAAGCTGATCCTAATCAAATCCAATCTTTAACTAGGTAACGCTTATGCTTCCTCTTCAATCAACAGACTCCGCAGCGAACGCAATCGAGCGGGTTCGCTACACCCATGACGGAATGATAGATGTTATTATTGCGAAGCCGGATGTATCGGGCGCGCAGTTGGCAGAGCACTTCGGATACACACAGGCGTGGATTTCCCGGATAGTTTGCTCGGATGCGTTTCAGGCCAGGCTAGCCGAGCGGAAAACGGAGATCATTTCCCCGGTGCTGCAAGCAACCTTCGAAGAGCGGTTGAAGGGAATGGCTATGCAGAGCTTGGATATCATTGAAGCGAAGTTGGCGAAGAAGAATTCGGTGACGGGGGAATATGGGGATGTTACGACTGCATTTAAGGCGTTGGAGATATCCACCAGAAGTCTGGGCTACGGTGCCCGCGCCGTGAACGTGGCAGTGCAAAACAACATTAACGTCAAGACTGCCAGCGATGAGCAGCTGATGGAAATAGCTCAAGGAGCTTAATTATGGGTATTTGTTCATGCACACTTCCACTAAGTGCTTGTAAAAACTGTCCGAATTATTCTGGAAATTCCCGGGGAACGCAGGCAGAGGTTATTAAATATATAGTTATTAAGCGACCCAGCGAACAGAATAAAAGAATGCGCGAGCTTAATAAACTTGTTAAAAGGTGGGCATAGAGTTGGCAACTAAAGCAGCTATAACTCGGCAACAGGCCGCGGCGGTCTTGCTGGAGCGGAAAGCAGCTCGGGAGAGTGTGGAGGTCTTTGCTTCCCGCGTTCCTGTCCCCGGCTCCCCTTGCGAAGATGCTGATGAATCCGCTCGCATCCCGCTGATCGAAACGGAACAAGCGCTGCATCATAAGCTAATCCTGCGCGCAATCCAACGCTGCATGGACACCCCACACGGCCGGTTAATGGTAATGGCCCCACCGGGGTCGGCAAAGTCCACCTATGCTTCCGTGGTTGCTCCTACCTGGTACCTCGGGAAAGAAAAGAATCGCAGAGTTATCCTAGCTTCCTATGGGGATGATCTGGCGAAGACGATGGGTCGGAGGACTCGGCAATTGTTGAAAGCGGAAGAGACTATTGGGCTGCTGCAAGTTGAGCTGTCCAAGGAATCCCGCGCGGTGGACAAATTCTCTCTGACAAATGGCTCCGAATACATTGCATGTGGAATCTTGGGCGGGGTCACCGGAAACCGCGCGCACGGGCTGATTATCGACGATCCGGTTAAAGGTCGGCAGGACGCAGATTCCGACCTAATTCAAAAGCGCACCTTCCAAGCCTACGAGGATGATCTCAAGACTCGACTCATCCCCGGCGGCTGGATAATCATCATTCAAACCCGCTGGAACGAAAACGACCTCTCCGGTCGAATACTTCCAGATGATTGGTCTGGGGAGTCCGGTGTCATTACCTGCAAAGACGGCTTCGAATGGGAAGTTATCTGCTTGCAGGCTGAGTGTCAGCATCCCGAGACCGATCCTCTGGATAGGGCCGCTGGGGATATGCTTTGGCCGGAGTGGTTCGATACTAAGCATTGGTCGCAATTCCGCCTCAATCGCAGAACCTGGTCCAGCCTCTACCAGCAAATCCCAGCTCCTGCAGAAGGTATCTTATTCCGCAAAGATGATATGGATGCTGCGGTTTATGCTGGAAGCGCCTTGCCGGAAGACCTTCGGATTATCGGAGCCGGCGACTGTGCGGTTACTCCAGACGGGGGAGATTGGACGGAGTTCGGAATCGCAGGAATCGACTCAGACGGAGCTATCTATCTCCTGGATTGGTGGCGCGGGCAGGTAGATTCTGGTATTTGGGTTGAGAAGCAGATCGACCTAATGGCAAAATGGAATCCCTTGTGCTGGTATGCGGAGGCGGGGGTTATCCGCAGGGCAATGGAAATGACCCTCCGCCGCCGCATGGCCCAGCGCCTGGTCAATTGCCGATTAGAGTATCTCCCTGCTGTCAGCAACAAAGAAGCGAATGCGCAGGCAGCTGTTGCGCTCTCCGGTAGTGGGAAATTGTTCTGGCCGAGGGCCGCTTGGGTTGCTGAGCTCCAGCGCCAAGTCCTTGTTTTCCCCGCCGGCTCTCCTGACGATGGGGTCGATACCCTCGGCCTCCTAGGGCGCGGTGCTGCTAAGCTCGGTGGGAAGCGGAAACCGAACGCTAATTCCGAGCAGAAAAGTCAATTGAAATTAATACGCGGTGGGCTGGATATGCCTGCTGCTATAAACTCAACATCCTGGATGGGGAACTGATGCCGAAAAAGGAAGATAATACTGAATTGCTAAGCCTCGCGCGGAAGCGGATGGAGCTGGCAATCGCAGCACTCTCGGAGAGCCGGGGGTTTGAGCTGGAGGACCTGAAGTTCTTAGCGGGCAGCCCTGACAACCAATGGCAATGGCCGAGTGATGTTCTAAGCACCCGCGGCACCTCCCAAGGGCAAACCATTTCCGCGCGGCCTTGCTTAACAATCAACAAGCTCCCGCAGCATGTCCAACAGGTCACCAACGACCAACGGCAGAATCGGCCTTCTGGCAAAACCATCCCAGTCAACGATGAAGCTGATAATGATCTGGCGGAAGTCTACACCGGGATAATCCGACATATCGAGTATATTTCCGATGCTGATGTCGCCTATGACACGGCTTGCAGCGCCCAGGTAATAACCGGGGAAGGGTATTTCCGATTACTCACCGATTGGATAGATGAAGATTCTTTCGAGCAGGAGATAAGAATCGGACGCATCCGCAACCAGTTCTCCGTCTACATGGACCCGACCATTCAAGACCCTTGCGGCTCCGATGCTGAATGGTGCTTCCTTACAACTGATATCCTGAAGGAAGAGTATGAGCGGGACTTCCCAGATGCAACCCCCCTTTCCACCTTAATGGCAGGAGGAATCGGGGATGCGGGAATGTCTGGCTGGGTCAACGAATCAACCGTTCGGATTGCAGAGTATTTCTACATCGAACATGAGATGGTGGAGCTTTGCTTGTACCCATCCGGGCCGTGCGAGAAAGGCAGCGCAATTGATCTGGAAGCGCGGGCAAGGGGAATCAAGCCAATTCGCACCCGAACCTCTGATCGAAAGGTGGTAAAGTGGTGCAAGATCAATGGCTTCGAAGTCCTGGAAGAGCAGATCTGGCCGGGGAAATGGATTCCAGTTATCCGCGTAATCGGCAACGAGTATGAGATCGAAGGAAAGCTGCATATATCCGGCCTTATCCGCAATGCCAAGGACCCACAGCGCATGTATAATTATTGGTCGAGTCAGGAAGCAGAAATGCTAGCCCTTGCTCCCAAGGCCCCCTTTGTCGGCTACGGCGGACAATTCGAAGGCTATGAAACCCAATGGAAAACAGCCAATACTATCCCCTGGCCTTATCTGGAAGTCAACCCGGATATCGTCGACGGGCAAGGCGCGCCTCTTCCCCTCCCGCAGCGCTCTCAACCGGTAATGGCGCAGTCCGGCCTCATCTCCGCGAAAATGGCTGCCTCTGACGACATCAAGTCCGTAACCGGGCAATATAATTCTTCAATGGGAGCTACCAGCAATGAAAGATCAGGCAAGGCCATACTCGCGCGGGAACGTCAAGCTGACACCGGCACGTATCATTATGTTGATAACCTTGCTCGTGCTATACGGTTTTCCACTCGTCAAATTATTGATTTAATTCCCAAGGTGCTGGATACGAAGCGCATCGCGCGGATAATGGGGGTTGATGGGGAAGTTGATCAGGTTGAGATTGATCCGGAACAGCCAGAAGCCAAAAAGGATATAATCGACCCCGATACCGGAGCGGTTATCAAGTCGATTTTCAACCCCGGAGTCGGCAAGTACGATGTCTGTGTGATAACCGGACCCTCCTACACAACCAAGCGACAAGAAGCCGCGGAAAGTATGTCGGCGCTAATGCAAGGGAATCCAGAGCTATGGGCGGTTGCCGGGGACTTGCTAGTGAAGAGTATGGATTGGCCAGGATCGGAGAAGTTGGCCGAACGCCTCCGCAGAACAATTGATCCCAAGCTCCTCTCCGATCAACCTCCACCTGAGGTCCTGCAGGCCCAACAGCAAATCGAGGCCATGGGCCAGCAGATGGAAGCTATGCGCAGGCTCCTGGAGAACGTTCAAACCAGCTTCGAGCAGCAAGAACTCGATATCAAGAAATTCGATGTTGAGACTAAACGGATCGCGGCTGTGCAGGAAAGTATGACGGAAATGCAACTGCAGGATACAATAATGGGGACGCTGCACGCGATGATGGATTCCGGGGATCTGGCAGCAGGGAAGCCGGAAGAGTTAAATCCCGAGGGATTACAGAATAATAATCCCGGCGGAGAACCTCCCCCACAACAATTTTAACCACTTAACTAGGAGCAATTATGAGCAACTATTCAGCAATATCTGCATCCAGTCAGATTAAGGTCGGCGGTGGGAAGTTAATCGGAATGATCGTCAGTTCCACCTCAACCGGAACCATTACCTTCTATGATTCGGAAGACAGCAATACTGACGATCCAGTGATAATCGCAACCCTAACCCCGGCGGCTGGTTCCAGCTTCCTTATCAGCTCGGGGTTGTATTTCAACAAAGGCCTCTATGCGGTTATTGCTGAAACCTTAGCCGTAACAATCGTCTACGAGTAGGAGCAATAATGACTTTAGGACAGACACAGGAAAAGTTTTCCAGGATGATACCGGCGCTGCTCAACAAAGCCTTCGAGCTCGGCTTTGAGGTTCGTATCGGCCACGTCCTGCGCTGCGATCATTGCCCCGTTGGGAAAGAATTCTCCCTACATAAAATGAAATTAGCTATTGATCTGAATCTATTCAAAGATGGGAAGTTCCTATCCGGCACGGCAGACCACACCCCCCTTGGTGAGTATTGGGAATCGCTTGGAGGTTCCTGGGGCGGGAGGTTCAATGATGGGAACCATTACTCCCTCTCTTTCAAGGGTATGAAATAATGAGCAACTTTTTAACAGATTTTTTCGGTTCGGGTGTTGAGGGGGCCGCTAAAGGAATTGGCACTCTTGCTAAGGATATTCGTACCGCAATAACCGGCAAAGAGGCGGTGAGCG